CCAACCTTCCTTAGTTCCTCCTGTATACGAGAGCTCCAATGTTCGTACACATGTTGTGGGTGCAGAGCGAGTTCGGCGATAGCTTGTTCACAGTTTTCCAGAGTTGAAGTTCGGAGTGCTTTACCACGAATCCAATTTGTTATCTCCAAGGCGTTTTCCAGGTCCATAGGCGCTAAGAAAGTTCCGTCGTCTTGAATAACAAATTTTCTTTTAAGAAAAGCCACATCCACCAACGGTTTAAATTTGGGGATTATTCCGGTTTTACCTTCGTCTGTATACGTGAGTCCAAATGAAGCAAGAGCGTCGGTCAGAGTGAGTTGGTTAAACCAACTGGTAATTTCACGCTTGACCGATTTTATATCATCGTCACCATATATAATTTCGGTTACGTACTTGCGATAGTCACACACAGCAGGCATGCCTTGTTCCTTCTTGAGGAGCATATACGCAATGCGCATCACAATTCCGTTAAAGATAGAATTTATAATTACGGTTAAAGGGTTACCTGAAGGTTGCGAGTGGGTCTTCCTAATTACCTCACCGCGGACTAGAATATCTGCATTGCAAATGTGTTCCCAAAGAGCTGCTCGAGTCAATTGTGCATCTGCATCGTCACCGTACCAGTCATTTATCTTTTCCATAATTTTGACCAGAATCTGAAGGAGAAGGGATCCGTCGAAATTTGAGAAATCGCCAGCAATCATATAATCACCATTTGTCTGTAAGCGGTGAGCTAATTTAGTCCATTCTAGTGAAAATGGGTTGATGCCGACAGCGATTCCGTTATCAATTCGATTGCGCATGACATGGGCTGTAAAATCAAGAAAATATTGTCGGATTGCAATTACGAGATGTTGAGGACAAGCTTCGAATACTCGTGTTTTTCCGGCGTCAACTTTCTCAAGAGGTCGTTTTTCATCTTTCAGAGTTGCAATAGATATTGCGCTTCCACGAACTCCATTCCTGGAATGACTCAAAAGTGACTCGACATCGGACATGAGGGCGGGATTGTCAACAATATAATTTTCATCGCATCCCATCCATGCGGTTTTTCCTTTAGATTTATTGGTCAAGTTATACGGATAGCCAGGTGACGTTGTTCTGTTGATTGGTCGTTTATACGGGTCACCCTCTACGCCTGTAATTGCTTCAGCATAAGTATGTATGATGCCTCTGCCGGTAGTGGGTTTGCCTATGCACTGGAACACATCATTAGCTGCTGCTTCAAGCAAATCAGGATCAACAAAAGTTTGCCCGCCCATAATCTTTTTGAGGCCTTTCATCATAGGATCTACGAGTCCTTCGCCCTCAACTATTACAGGTTTTAGGTAAGCAGGTTTAGCTATATGTTGCTGAACTTTATCAAAGACAAGAGAGGGTGCAAGTTGGGTAACAACAGGAGCAGCAGGAGATTTAGCAGTACCTACATTTAAACAATCACCAAGATCTAATAATGAAACCCTATGTGAAGTGTCTACCAAAGATTGACTATATGGGAGCCGTCCATCAATAAGATACGATCGCGGAATTTTAAATCTCTGTACATG